CCCAAATACTGGGTTTTGCAGCAGGAACCACTATCCGCGATAAGAACTGCGAACGCCTCAAACTATCGAGGGTTCTGTATTTCTCGGGCATGAAGGTAGCGGCGGTCTCTTTACTGTGTCAAGACCCTAGAGTATTCTCTGCTATGAATATGGCAGGTACTCCTTGCCCTTACATGGGTAAGATAGGGGCTGAGGCCACAGCTCTGTGGGAAGCTAACCCAGAGAAGAGACCAGACTACAAACAGTTTAAACGGTCTAATAAAGCTAAAGCAGGGCGATGGACAAGAGTTCGCGGAGAAGTAACGTGGGTTCCTGACGATGAAGAAGATACTGACGACTAGCTTACTGCTAGTCTTTCCTTTCTTACAGGCAGATATTACTAGAGAAATTTGTCTAGCTAATCCTAACTGCACTATTACAGAGCAAACAACAACAGTAGAGACGGAGGTTACGTCAGGTAATCTTGTGCCTGAGCTTAAAGATTGGCAAATGTCAGGGGATGCTACCACTACTACAACAGACGAGTTTGACTACTGTGAAGCAGGAGAAGCTTGTACAGGCTCTCAAGGTGGTACATTTAGCACAGAGATAGACTTCTCTGACGAAATGACAAAGGCTGAGATTAACGCAGGGTTTGACTTTAACTACGGAGTTACTGTTAATACTCACAGAAGCAACATAGACTTACCTCTGTGTGCTGACACAACAGGAGACTGTAAAGATACTGTTAAGATTAACGTAGTTCTGACAGAGAATAGTATAGAGATAGGTGAAAGTTTCTCTCACGAGTTTGTAATAGATTACGGAGACCAATACAACTACCAGTTCTCTCAATCTATTGGAACGAACAACTACGAACAGTTGTCTGCTTGGTTGTCTCTCTACGGCATAGATGACGGATACCCTGAAGGTATGTGGGGGCCACAGTTTATAGACCCATACCTGACCTTAAATTATACGTCTATTGAGTACATTACAAACGAGATATACAACGTCATAGAGTCTGTAATAGACGATGACCAAACAGATTTAATTGTAGATATTATCACTCAAGACACAGAAACAAACGAGTGGGTGCTGGTAGACACTGTGTCAGAAGAAGAGGAAGCAGCAGCTTTACTAGCAGAGCAAGAAGCAGCTAGGTTAGAAGAAGAACGCCTAGCACAAGAAGAGGCTGACAGAATAGCTGAAGAAGAGAGGTTATTAGAAGAGGCTAGATTAGCAGAGCTAGAACGCTTACGTTTGTTAGAAGAAGCTAGGTTAGCCGAAGAAGCAAGAATAGCTGCAGAGTTACTGGCAGAACAGGAAGCAGAAGAAGAAGAAGAAGAACGAGAGGCTACAGTAGTTACTATAGCTGCTAGTGAAACAGAAATACAGTTTGAAGATACCTCAGAGGATATGTTTAACGAGACTGTAGAAGTAGCATTTACAGCAGGGCCAGAAGGCCCGATTGACTTTGCTGATACTACCGATACTTTTAGCTCTGCGGTACTAGAAACAGCAGTAGATATACCCCCTCCAGAGGTAGATTTTGCAGGGTTTGAAGAACCTGCCTTAGAACCCCCTTTAGAAATGGCTGTAGAAGCTCCTGAGATGCCCTCTATTGAGAGCATAGAAGCTGAGATAGAGCCTGATATAGAAGTCGTTGAAGAGCCTTCTACAGAGGCTCCTGTAGCTTCTGAAACAGTAGAAGAATCTACCCCTGAACTAGTGGTTGAGAGTACCACAGAAGAAGAAGAACCTAAAGCAACAGAGACTGCACCAAAAGAGAGCAAGAAAGAACGTGTAGCCAGGAAGGTAGCTGATAGGGTAATGACCACTCTAGCACAGACGTACAACATAACAATGCAGAACGTTGCTTTAAGTGTTATGGGAAGGCAGACAGATATTACATCTTACAATCAACAGATGCTTGACGCATCTAGTTGGTATCCTGACATGCAATTAGAGGGAGGTACGAACTACGACCACCCTAGTCAGATATACATACAAGCAGCAGCTAATCAAGATATGGCAGAGTTGGAGGCTATACAATGGAGATAGAATACAAGGGGATGAAGTTAGAGGGAAGTAAGCTTCTGGTTATTGCACCACTATTGGGCACAATACTAGGAGGTCTGTGGGGAGGTTTCGAGCTGTTTACACGCTATCAATCTATGGAAGAGAAAATAAACGCCTATGTAGCTCCTGATATATCTGAGATAGAAAAGCTAGTTGCTGTATTCCAGAAGGAGACTACTAACGCTAAAGACTTAATGATGGAGTCTCGTAACCAGACCAGAGAGGACATCGCTACGCTGTACAAGAACTTAGACAAACAAGACCTGCGTAACAGGTCTAATGTAGAGTCTGTGAGAGAAATGATTACAGCATTCGAAGGTAGACTAGCAGACAAGATAGCTAGACTAGACGAACAGCAAGACGACCTAGAGTCTAAGCTTGACCTCCGTATTAAACGTGCCTTAGAAAACCCTTTAATGAAGTAGCTAAAACAGCTTCTTACTCTTAAACAATCTCCTAGCCTTAGCTCCTACGCTTTCGCTGTTCTTTATCTTATCTAGTTTCTCTTGGAGTTTCCTGTTTTGTTCTCTTAGAGCGTCACGTTCTTGACGTAGGTTCTCTATGTCTCTCATTAAAACATTTATAACTCGCATTGTACTATCCTCTAACATCTTGTTCTTTAAAGCTCGCATGCTCCTCCTGAACAGGCTAATTCTGGTTGCACAGAAGTATTATCTCCTGACTCGTAATCTTTTAATAGTTCCCAATCTAACGATTTGGGCATGTCTTTTTGTAATTGTTTATACGTTTGGGCATCTATCTCTTCGTAAGGTGCTTGCACGTAAGTATGCTCACTTACAGGAAGAAAAGAGATACCTGACATAGTTTCAAAGTTTCTGTACACGTAAGCTGACACATCTAAGAAATCCTCTTTAGTGTAGTAAATCGTTACAGAAGGTTTGTGTTCTGTGTAGTAGTCATTGTATAACTGCCACATAGTTAACTGCTCTACTGCATCGACATCTTTAACACAGACACTACTTTTAGGTGCTTTCATAGGAAACGAAAACACTATGTTTTGGTCGTTCATTGTGTCCTGTTCCCAAGGCACACCTTGGTCTTTCAAGAAGTTTGTTAACGGGTCTTTGATGTCGTTCCTAACCCTTCTAATGTAGTACGGAGAAAACCTGGGATGTACTCCTGAAGACGTATCGCACAACTGAGACACAGTGCCAGAAGGCTTAACACACGTTGTAGCTGCAGCTCTCTTAATACCTATCTTTGAAGCGATAACTTTGTTGTGTTCTACACAAACTTTCTGTAGGGTTTCTAACCAATCTATCATCTCGTCTGTACGAACAACAGACAGTTTCTGACCACTGAGCAAGTTGTGGTCACAACACCCTGTCAAAGACACGCCTAGCAAAGCTTCTTCTTCACAGTTAACCTGCCACCTTTTTGACAGAAATTTAAAGTCAGTTAGACTAGCCTGTAGTGTGCCTAAGAAAGTTGCGTGTTTAATCTTTTGAATTAAGGTTTCTTTTGTATCATCTGGTCTGATTATAGCTTCTGTTAAGTTACAAAACTGTGCGGGTCTTAACAGTATCTCTGAACAAGGGTTACAGCCCCAATCCTGGTTCTCATCTCTGCGGTGATTGATGTACTTAGTTACGGCTGCTTGTCTGTTAAAGATTCCACGCTCTCCGTTCTTGTCTTCGAACAAAGACACCATCTCTCGCATAAATGAGTTAACATCTGGCTTGCAAGTGTACGCAATCGAGTTGTTAGCCAAGGCTCTGTGCGGTGCGCCTCCTTCTTCAATGGGAAGCCACCACTGAGAAGCCTTAGCACCACGCAAACGCTCGTCAGTAAGGTTACTAAGAGAGATAAGAGCAGAACGGCGAACCCCTCCAACAACCACGATATCAGCAATTTTACATACAACATCATGCACCTCTAAAGTTGTAAGCTGTCTGCCCGCAGCAGACTTAAATGTTTCTACTGTGTATAAAAATAAATTATTTAAAGGCTCTGGCCCCGAAGCTCTGCCTCCAAATGTTTTTAATCTAGCTCCTGCTGGTCGTATTTGAGACAAGTCCCATTTAGGTATTAGACCTGTGTACAGCAAAGAGATAAGCTGTCGGTAAGCTTTAGCCCACCCTAGCTTAGAATCTTTAACTACTATTGTGGTGTCTGTTTCTTCTATCTCGTGAGATATTGAAGGTAACTTATTAACGTACTCACGCTCTACTGAAAAACCTACACCTGTACCGCACATAAGTACGTAAACAATCTCTGAAAATACTTTTTGGTTGTCTATTGGAACGTAAGCGCAGTTGTACCCTGCAACATTGTGTGCTTCTAACGCCTCTCCTGCTGACATCATAACACGCATTGAAGGCATTACTTCCATTCTACGAACAGCCTCCATAGCTTCTGTTAATTCGTTAACTAGTTGTTTGTCTTTCTTTCCGCTACCCCACCCTGTATTTTTAGGCAGTCGCTCTAGCCAGAAATCTTTTACGCGGTCTACTGTCTCGTCCCAAGTCTCTCTTCTTCCTAAATCATCACGATAACGTGAGTATCGGGATTGATGTATATACTCCTGGTATAAATTCACTTAGTCTAACTCCTCATATAATTTTTTCATTTTAGCATAAGTTTTAGGAAACTCTACAATGTCTATGTCTCTGCCTAGTTTGGTACATATAGATTGAGCAGCCTCTACAAATGTAGCTGCGAGGTAAGCTATGTCTTTATCTGGCAGTTTAGGTGCAGGCTGTACTTTTTTCTTAGTAACTTTTTTAGTAGTGGTCATATCTCTTCTACCTCGTCATCTTCTAGTTCTGGTTCGTCAATAAATTTACTGCGTTTTAACTTAAATTTTTCTTGGAAAGCCTCAAGTAATTCTTCAGAAGAAATCTCTAGTATTTCCACAATTAAATCAGGGTCGTAGGTATTGGCTACCTCTGCCATAAGTTCATCGTGTGTTAACATAGTTATCCGTACTCTTTCAGTAGGTACTCCATAGAAACTTCCATCAGGTCGTAGTCCCCGTTGTTGATTTCGTGTTTCATCATAATACCCGACCAGCTCTGTGCATTCTTTTGTGGGCCTAGATATTCGTGGTAGTCTTGATAGAACCGACCGCAGACTAGCCCCCTTCTCCGTTGACCAGTACATGTATATATCTCTCCTGTTTGTTTAGTTTGCTGGTGTCCCATTGTAAAACTGTGACCTAGATTCTTTAGCTTGTTCTCTATCGAGCCTCCGATAGCGTTTGACATAAGGCTAGAGGGATTAACAAAGTAGTGCGAGTAGCAGATACCATCTAGCTCTACAATCTCTAAGAAGTCGTACGTGTGTACGCCTAGGTCTGCTAAAGGATTAAAGATTAGCTCTTCTATCGAAAGGTAATTGTTTAACATACGCATACCTGCAGAAGCAGATGCTCTGACAATGCGTTGTTCGTGATTACCTAAACAGTAATGTATCTCTGGGTCGTATTTAGGAGTTCGTAAAGTTTTGAGAAAGTTATTCATCTCTCTCCACCCTACGTCTAGGTCTGCCTGTACGTCTTTAGATTCCCACCCTTTATCTCCTGGCTTATCGTAGCTAGATAAGGAGGGCATGTCCCACCAATCACCAATAATGATAATCTTTTCTGGTTTATGTTTCTTCAAGTACCGCGCTGCAGCCGTAATGTGGTCTGTCTTAGACTCGGGGAATATCTGAGTATCAGGTATCATTGCGTGTTTCATAGTTTTAGCCACTCCTTAGGCATCTCTACACCTACTGCTGAATCAATAAACTGTTTGTCGCACCAACCTGTGTATCGCATAGTCTTATTGCGAGTTACCCAATTGTCGTACATGAATAACATTTTAAAA